ACCCGGGTGCGCTTGGCGCCCTCCCACAGGTACAGGTCGGCGGTCCGCATCATCGCGATGCGGTCCTCGTTCGAGCCCGCGCCCAGGTTCGACGGGATGTTGCCGTCGGTCAGGGTCGGCAGCGAGGCGACCTTGCCGACGTAGCCCTCGGTGTCGCCGCCCATCTGCAGCGCCAGCGGGTTGAACGGGCTGGAGGTGTCGGGGAGGATCAGCGGCCGGTTGGAGGAGTCCAGGGCGGACATCATCCAGTACCAGCGCATCGGGGTGATGAACGCCGCGGACGGGGGCATCTTGCGGCCGGTCGCGGACTTGGACATGGCCTGCAGCCACGGCAGGTACAGCTCCGGCACGGTGGGCGTGCCGTCGGTGTAGGTGACCGCGTTGATCCCGGACACGTTGAGGACGCCCTTGAGCTGGCCGGCGGTGCCGGAACCGTTCCAGCACTGCGAGTCCAGGGTCAGGTTGTAGTCGGCCTCCAGGTCCTGGAAGATCACCTCGTCGAAGGCGATCGGCGACTGGTCCAGCAGCTGCAGCGCGACGTCCTGCTGGCCCGCGATGGTCCGCACCGGGGCGGTCACGAACGTGTCGGTCAGGTCCTGGGAGGTGACCGCGCCGGCGTCCGCGGTCTGCACGCCGGTCTTCGTCCCGGTGTTCACCTTCGGGATGTTGATCGAGTCAGTGCCGGACGGCAGCGACATGTTCCGCACCGAATTGGCCAGGGTCCGGCCGTAGCGCGGCAGGTCGATGTAGTCGTCGATCAGCCACTCCGGCGGCACGAAGTAGCCGCCCTGCCCGTCCACCCTGTTGGGGTTGACGCGCTTCTCGAACGCGGACTCCTGGTGGATGCTCCGCAGCTCGGTCTCCGCGCGGGCGGCGCGCTGCCGCTCGCGGCGCGGCAGGTGCACCTCCAGCTCGGAGGCGTGCCGGCGCAGGCGGTCGCGGGCGCCGGCCACGCCGCCGTCGCCATCACCGCGGTTGAGCTCGACCCGAGCCAGGTCGAGGAAGTACGAGTGCCGCTTCTGGTTCTCGTAGACGCGCGGCTCGGAGACGACCTCGACCCGGGGCGCGTACCGCCTGGCGGCCTCGGCGGCCTGCTCGTCGCGCTGGATCTGCTCGTCCAGCTCGGCGATCCGGGCGTCGATCTGGCGGATCTCCGCCTCGTCGGCGTCGAAGCGGGCGCGCTCGTCGGTGTTGAGGTCGCGCTTCTCGGAGGTCGGCGCCTTGAGGATCTCGGCCATCCGGGCCTTGGCTTCGGCACGCCGCTCCTGAAGGCCCGCGATGAACTTGCGGAGGTCTTCGGACATGGGTGGTACCTCTCTGGTGCGGTGGGTGTGGGCGTGCCTGCTGCACGGGTGGTGGTCCGGGTGGCCGTCCAGGTGCACCCGGCGGGGTGCGGCGTGGTCGGCCGGCGCGGCTCCGGCGCGGTCGGCAGGCGTGAAAGTCGGTCAGAGGTCGAGCAGCCGGGCCCGGGCCTGGTCCAGGCCGAGCAGGGCGGCCGCCGGCTCGTCGACGGTCGGGGTGAACTCGGCGGCCAGGCGCTCGAAGACCTGGCGGCGCTCGTCCGGCGCGAGGCGCTCCAGCTGGCCGGACAGGTCCCGGGCGTTCAGCTGGGCGCCGACGGTGTGGGGGTTGGCGCCGTAGTTCACGACGGAGACGTCGCCGCGGTTGAGGTTGACCTCCAGGATGTCCCGCTGGTCGTAGTCCGGGGACCACTGCTGGCGGGTGACCCAGAAACCGAAGCTCATCTCGTCGACGTCGCCGCGCTCCATCGCGGAGCGCAGGGCCAGAACGTGCGGGCTGGCCGGGTCGAGGTCGGCCTCGGTGTGCAGGCCGGTGTCGTCCTCGGCGAGCCGCAGCGTGCCGCTCTTGGTCCTCGCCAAGGTCAGCCCGCCGTGGTTGACGAGGAACGGCACGTCCGCGCCCTCGGACAACGTCTTCTTGAAGGCGCCGGCGCGGACGACCTCGGTATACGAGCCGAGCCAGTCCTCCATCTCGTAGCCCTGCTCGGTCACCGAGGCGTACCCGGTGAAGGTCAGGTTCTCGCCGCCGGTGCCGTCCGGCTTGGACCGCAGCTCGACGCCGCGGAACGGCGTGGAGCGGCGCTGGACTTCGGTGGGCCGTACGGCCCGGGCGGACAGATCCATGCGGCTCACTCCTCAGTGGCAGGCGGCTCGGCGGCCGGGGCGGGTTCGGCCGCCGGGGCGGGTTCGGCCGCCGGGGCGGCGCCGGCGCCGCTGTGGGCGCTGTTGAGCGGGGCGAAGATGTCGCTGCCGCCCTTCACGGGCGGCAGGTTCTCCTTGGCGCGGGCCTCGTCGATCGTGAGGATCCCGGCGGTACGGGCCTGGGTGTAGGCGGCGAACCGGCCGGCGGTGTCGGTCCGCAGCAGCGCGTTGGTGTCCATGCGGGCGTTGGTGCCGCGCGGGAGCATGGCCGCCCAAGCGTCCTCGAAGATGCCGATCATCGGCTCGACCGTGATGCTCAGGAAGCCCAGCCACTGCTGCTCGATGCCGGTGCCCCAGGACGTCGTCCGGTCGGTCTGGCCCAGCATGTGCGGCGGGACGCCGTACACCATGGCCAGGTCGAGGGTCTGGGCGGCCTTCGTGCCGAGGAACTGCGCGTCCTCCGGGGTGACCGAGATGCTCTGCCACTTCGCGCCGCCGGAAAGCACACCGACCGCGTGTGCGTTGGCCAGGCCCGAGTGGGAGGACTCGAAGCCGTCCTTGAGCCTGCGGGCGGACTCCTTGTTGAGGTCGCCCTCGACGGTGATGACGCCGGACAGGTGCGCGCCCCGGTTGAAGAACCCGCCGCCGAACTCCTGGGCGGCCAGGCCGAGGCCGATCGCGTGCCGGGCGTAGGAGATCGGCGACATGGCCTCGGCGGCGCCCGGCAGGCACATGCCCATCAGGTGGACCATGTCCGCGGCCGGGACCGGCTGGCGGTCGATCTCGTACTCGCGGTTGCCGTCCTCGCCCCAGCGCACCCGCACCCGGTCCGGGTGGATGACCAGCAGCCGGGTCGGCCGGCCCAGCCAGTCCCGGGACAGGACGACGGCATAGGCGTTGCCGCGCAGCAGCAGGGACACGGCGAGCTGCTGCATGCCCGCGCGGCGGGACAGGTACCGCAGGTCGTTGGCGCCGCCGAAGGGGTCGCTGACGATGGTCGGCTGGTCCGGGACGGGCACGGTGATGCCGCCCTGGGGGCGCATCGCGGACATCGGCAGGCCGGCGACCGTGGTGGACAGGATCCTGACGCATGCCCAGACGACGCCCAGCTGCAGCGACGTCTGGTCGGTGACGGGGACGCCGGCCGCGGCGAGGTCGGCGACGGACCCGGGCGGCGGGATGGAGGAGTCGCCCCACTCCTTCACGGCGCGGCGCTCCATCGCGCGACGGAACCGGCTCACTCGTCCACCACCCAGCCGATCAGCAGCAGGACCAGGCCCAGGACGACCAGCCCGGCCACCGGCTGGAGCCACCAGGCGGCGCCGTCCAGGCAGGCCAGGCCCGCGACGTGTGCGGTATCAGCCAGCGTCCCCGGGCTCGGCCGCCGGCGCCCGGATAGCGTCGCGCTCTCGGTGCCGGCGCCGTTCTCGTCAGCGGCCGGGCGCGGGCGGCGGATGCGGGGCAGCTTCACGGCGCCTCCTACAGGTCGGCCCAGCTGAAGAACTGGGGCTCGGGAGCCCTCTCGGGCGGGGCACAGGCCCGGTCGAGGCCGATGATCGAGGCGACGGCGAGGTCGATCTTCCGGGGGCTGCCCTTGGCGTCCTTGAAGATCATCACGCCGCGCGTGGTCACCTTCGTGACCGCGTTCGCGATGTGCCGGGCGAGGCGCGGGTCACCGGAGTGCGTGAACCGCTGGTTCATCACGCCCTCGTAGAACCGGCCGGTGGCCGGCACCATGCGGGCCGGCGACTGGGGGTAGTCGACGACGGGCAGGCCCTCGGACTCCAGCACGTCGTAGGAACGGGCCCAGCGCGCCGGGTCGACCGCGATCTCGCGGACCGTCCAGGTCCGGCACGCGTCCCGGATCGCCTGCTCGGCCTCCAGGATCGGCACCGTCCAGTCCGGGCCGGCATCGTGCGGCTTCTCCCAGAGCTTCACGACGTCGACGTGCGGCAGCCGCACGCCGGCGTTGAGCTCCTCGAACTTCCGCTGCTTCTCGGCGTCGTCGAGGTCGGCGTGCTCCGGCGCGTTCGGGTCGAAGCGCAGCTCCTCCGGCACCCACACCACGATCAGGCCCGTGCAGTCGTTGTTGAACGAGCCGTCAAAGCCGAGCGTGACCTCGGCGCCGGCCGGGATGGTGATGTCCGGGCGGGCGCACTTCTCCCACGCGCCGTCCGGCAGCCACGTCTTCGCGGTGCTGACCCAGACGTTGAGGCGCTTGGTCTTGTAGTCCGCCTCGGGCGTCTTGCGCAGGGCGGCGGCCATCTTCTCCTCGTCGAGGAAGTCGCCCATCGCCGGGTTCGCCGCGGCCCACACCGTCGGGTCCTTGTAGTCGAACCCCTTCACCCGGTCGTTGGTCTCCCAGATCCGGGCGCCGTACCGCGGGTCGTCGGCCTCGCCCTTCATCACCCGCTTCGCGTACTGGTATTGCGCGTAGCAGACCGAGTCCTCGCCGGTGGAGTCCGTGCGGACGCCGAACGTGGAGATGGCGATGAGCAGGGGCTGCTCGCGGGTGTCGGAGCCCTGGTTCATGACGTTCCACAGCTCCCAGTTCGGCTGGGCGTGGAGCTCGTCGAACAGGGTCCGCGACGGGTTGAGGCCCTCCTTGGTGAACGCCTCCGCGGACAGCGCCCGGTAGACCGAGCCGGTCGCCGGGAACTCGATCGCGTCGCGGTAGACCTTCAGCAGGCCGCCCTGCTTGGAGTCCAGCTCCGGCGACATCTCGACGGCCTGGCGGACCTCGCGGAAGATGATGCCCGCCTGGGCCTTGTCCGCCGCGCAGGAGTAGACCTCGGCGCCGGGCTCGTCGAACAGCCCGTCGATCGCCAGTCCCGCGCCCAGCAGGGACTTGGAGTTCTTGCGGGGCACCAGCAGCAGGTACGTCCAGTACTGCCGGCGGCCGCGGCCGTCGGTGCGCAGGATGTCGCAGATGGTGTCGCCCTGCCACGCGCGGAGCCGGACCTTCTCCCCGCGCCGCGGGCCCTTGGTGAGCCGCAGGT